CTTATACCAAACCGAAACTTAGGAAAATTTTGGATATTCCTGCTCGCTGGCTAGTCCCGAGGGAACCCGAAATACTGCATAATCTGACCAATTATGTCTCAAATCTGTGAAGAATTGAATGAAGCCGTAGCCCGGCCTAAAAATGAGCGAGAAAGAGAGAATGATGAAGAAGGAGGAGCGAGGGTAGAGAAGCCCGAGTATTGGAGGAAAGTTAATTTCCCCAATGCAGAGACTGGTGAAGATGATTATTACGAAGAAGTTCGTGATATGATTGTACCAGTTGATATACCTGAGAGAGATGGTTCAAAAGTTGATTTTGATGATGATGGAATTCTGAAAGTTCTAAAATCATCGATAACAATACACAACCATTTTTGTAAGACGTGTAAAATTGCTTATTCTCACGAACATAAAATTCGTGACAATGAGGAATTTCATGAACAACGTGACAAACAATGCCCTAATAAGGATTGTGAAGATTATCATGGTGGATTTAATCCCACCAATTCGCGATCTATTTTTGGCGATTGTAGAGAATCTGTGTCTGAGGTGGAAGAGGACCATTCCTATGACCATCTTGACTTTGATTCAAGTGATGATGAAGAAATGACTTATGCTGAGACAAGAGAATATGAGAAATCGATGACATCTGGATTAGTTCGATACATCGTTTCCCCACGTTTTTGTAAACATCAACAACGTAATTACATTAAATGTGCTTGTATGAGTGGACTTAAGTTTGAGAAAGACAAGTATTATTTTGATGAACAAACGTTGAATGATTTATTAGCTATATGTTATGAATTACGACTACGACAATTTACAAAACGACCGAATTTTGAAGTTGGAGAACATTATCATAAGCATTTCGTTACTGTTATTAGTTTGACGACTATGGACAAACGACTTGTGTGTGACCCAATGATTTCCCGTGATAGATTTTTGACTTTAGTCTATGAATTGAGGGGCCATTATGGTATGACCCACGATTTTGGACAGAAGACAACTTTGACTGGACTTGACTTTGAAGCTCAATCTATTGGTGACTTTGTGCAAAGAATAATCGATGCTGTAAAGAATGCTGCTGGATCAACTGCTAGGACTGTGAAGGATATGGTTTCAAAAATCTTTGAAAAGATTGTTGAGTCAATGAGATTTGCTTTTAGTGTTATTTCTGAGACAATTGGAAAGATACTTGATAAGCTTTTTAAAATGATTCGACGAATTATTGTGAAGATAATTGATCCCGTAACTTTTATAACTGAGAATATGACCATGTATGGTGGATTGATTGTATGTGTTACTGTTGTTGCTTTATCCATTATTATTCAGCTTTTAGGGCTGTTTACGATGAATTTAGCATCGAGAGTGATTGATACATTGATCAAATGGTTTAGATCAAAGAATGATAAGGGAAATGATGATGACGATGATGATGGTGAGAATGTGGCTGAAGGCCCGTCTGATCCAATAGCTGGTTTTTTAACTTTGATATGTTTAGTAATGGGATTGACTTATACTGATTTTACAATGATTTCTAAACGATGCCGTGAATTCACTAACTTAGTTGCCGGTGGAATTGCTGGTTCTATGTTGATGGGATCTTTGTTTTTGATGTTGCCAATTGCTTTGCAATCTGCGTTGAAAACTAAATTTGGAACTACTGAAGATAAAGAGAAGTTGATGATTGAAGAATGGATGATCAGAGCAAATTCTGTGATCCGTTTAAAGAAAATTCCAAAGGTACTTGTATCTAAGGAATACAGGCAATGGTTGACTGAATTGATAACTGAAGCCCAGGGATTGCGATCAAAAATTAAGACCCCTACGACTGCAAATGTGTTTGTACGAATTTTGGTTAATATGATGGAGATTTTAGCGATGTTGGAGAATTATGATTTGGAGAAATCCTATCGTGACTATCCATTTTCGTTACATATTGCGGCGCCCGCCGGATATGGAAAAACTCTATTTGTTTCTAAATTTATGCGTGATTTGTTTACTACTGAGGAAAGAGATGTGTATACGAGACCAATTAATGATGAATTCTGGTCTGGATTTATTAATCAGAAGATAATTCTGTTTGATGAATTTTTGATTGGAGATCATGAGGATCAGTCACGACATGCGAAGGAATATCTTGAGATTGTATCAACGAAAGTTTTTAAACCCCCATTAGCAAGTGTTGATGATGCTGCTGTTGGAATAAAAGGAACTCGTTGTGAACCCTTGGGTGTTGTTTCGATAAATAACAAACCTTATTCTGTTGTGACTAATTATGATAGACAAACACTTTTTAGACGAAGACATCATGTTTTGCAATTGCATATTAAGCCTCAATTTGCTCAATACTTGCGTGATAACACGCTAAAGTTGAGTGAAATGACTGATGATGCGATTAAGAATATTGATTGGCTTGAGTTTGAATTATTGCCTTGTGCACCACATGCTGGACAAGTTGGAGTGAAAATGAATTACACTGATATGGTTGCTTTCTTGCGGATTAAATATGCGGAACATCGTGAAACATGTCGCAGAATTCGTGAGGGATTAAATAATGAAGTTAATGAAGATTTGACCCCAACACAGTTACTTGAAAATGCGATGAGAGAATTGCGAGGAATACCTAATGAACCAAAGGGATTGACTGAAGCCTTATTTGATTTATTGTCTGATGCCAAGAACGGTGTTGTAGATTTCTTTAAGTTCGATGCTGAGGGTCCCGGTACAATCACACAAACAATGGACGAGGGTGTTAGGTTGAAACCGAGATCGGATACAAAGGAATTTGAGATTTACAAAGTGCTTAAGAACACAAAAGCTGGACAAAATAAATCAAAGGAAGGTATTGAGAGACGATTAACAAGAGCTAGAAAACTGCTTGATGAACTAGTTGACACTGAGGATCCCAATGTGACGATTGACCGAAAGATTGTGAGAGGATTGTACACTAATAAAGTAGCCGCATTTGAAGCTGAACAAGCTGCCTTTGCTGGTAATTCTGATAGTGAACAATTTACGACTGCTGATTCTGATGATGAGCCTGTTTTGAGAATACAAAAAGATGTAGTTTCTGATATTGCTCACACTAATGTTGATCCTTTGAGGATTCATAGACACGCCTGTTTGGGTATGTGGACTGAAAATGCTAAGGATTCAGCAGGGAATGAAATGAGAAATGTTGTGGGAATTCCAGTTAAAAGGACGTTTAGATGTGATAAAAATTTTGCACACAAACATTCCGATATGGAACTAGATCATGGATTCTTGTGTCCCACATGTATTACACGTGGAGCACGGGAGAGTTATGTTATTTTACATGGAGGACCTAATTTTAGCGGACAAAAGTTAACTGCGACTAATGGAGATTTGTTACCTGATTCTTATGAATCTTGTTTTATGGGTGAAGGTGAAGACTTCAAGAAGAGAATGGAAGACTTGTGGGCAAGAATAATTGTGGATAAGTATTTGTCCTTTGGATATATACCCTATGTTGTTTTTGACACTGTTGAAATGACCGAAGAGGAAAGACACGGAATGCCTGAGATGTATTGGGAGTTTGACTCAAAGAATAAGATAAAGTCTAGTTTTATGAGTATGGCAAAATGGGTTTCTATTTATGTGATAATTGTTGCAGTATGGAAACTCATAACGATGAAGAAGGACGTCCCTGTTCAATTGAACTTTGGAGCTGAGTCTCCAAAGGCAAACCGTGAATCGCGGAATAACCGACGAGGAAGAAAGAATTTCACTAAAGCTGAGGCACAGTCTGGTGGATCTCTGTCGTTTGAAATGAATGGAAAGGTTCATAATGCCATACCCATTAAGGGACAGACATTTATGACCTATTACCACTCAATTTTGAATGAGGATGATAAATTGATTGAGCCTGGAACTGAGATGAAGATTCGTTGGAAGGGAAGTTCGGACACTGTCAAATTTGATGTATCGATGACACAATCGAGCATTGAAGATGATTTGTTGTTTGTGACTTTCACTTCTAAGAAAATACCTCAATTTCCTGATATAACGAAGAAATTTTGGTCTTTGGAAGACTTCGAGAGTTTTGAAGCAACTTCTGCTACTATCAATATTGATAATAGTCCGAAGTATGTGACTGTCTCGAAGGCAAAGAACAAAAATTATTCGTATTATAAAAGGAAGTTTGAGATGACTGATTGTTTGATGTACCGATATCCAACGATGAAAGGAGACTGTGGATCAACTGTAGTGTCTTGCGGACAACATTATCCCGGAAAAATTTTGGGAATGCATGTTGCTGGAGGATCACGAAATGGAGATTCATTTGGTCTTGCTGTCATTGTGACACGAGAGGATATTGAGGATGCGTTGAAGATAAAGGTTGAAGGAGATTGTGATGCAGATTTTTCTGCTGAAGGACCCGAAATATTGACTGAAGCACCCAACTTGAGAAAAGTTGTTGAAGTGCCTATGGATGAAATTATCCATGTTAATAGGGTCTCGAAGATAAGAAAGTCTGCGATTTCAGAATTCTTACCATGGAAGCCGTTGAAAAACAAACCAATTATGAGTCGTTCTGACCCACGAGCTAATGGAATAGATCCAATGGTGAAAGCCTTGAATATTGCATTGGAAGTGAATCATGATACGACAACTATTGATGAGGAACTACTCAAGTCGTGTGCTGAAGCTACACTTGAGAATTACAAGAAGAAATTGGTATGGCCTTTAGGGAAAAGACGTTTGACTTTTGAAGAGGCTTTACAGGGAGTACCTGGCAAATTATGTTCTATGAAAATTAGAACTTCTGCTGGATACCCCTTATGTAAGGTTGCTTCAAAACCAGGAAAACGGCAATTCTTTGAATTTGGACCAAATGGTGAACTATGGTATGAGCCTAGTTTTCGATTGATGTGCGAGGAGTACGTTGAGAAAATGGAGAATGAAGGAATCGATGAACGCCGATTTATTGCATATTTGAAAGATGAACTTGTTTCTGATTCAAAGATTGCAAAAGTTAAGACCAGAATTATTTACGCTGGAGATTTGATCTCTAATGTTGCATATAGAATGGTTTTTGGCTCATTATTGGCAGCGTTTAACGCTTCCTTCGAGAACACACCCTGTGCTGTTGGAATGAATCAGTATTCCCATGACATGCATATGATTTATGACTATTTGTCTGAAGTGGGTAACAAAAATTTTGTTGCTGGCGATATAGATGAATGGGATAAACATCAAATGCGACCTGTCTTGAAATGGGGGTACTGGGTTTGGGAACAGCTCGGGAAGGAACTGACTACGGAAATTGGATTGAAGAGTTTTTATAACCAACAAAATTTTTCACCTGCACAGTTTTCTGATAGATTGATTTATTTCTTGGTTACATATTTTTCAGGATTGTTTTTGACAACAATAATGAACAATATTACCCATGAAAATCATATCAGATATATCTTTGCGAAAAGGAATCCTACTAAAGTCTTTGAGGAACATGCGCGAGCAAAAGTTGGAGGTGATGACCATGTCTACAACTTCAGTGATGAGGTTGCAGAAAATATGACTCCGTTTCAAATACGTGAGACGTTTAAGGAACTTGGACATACATACACGTCTGATTCGAAAGATGAAGAACTCAAGGATGAATTTAGGAAATTCGAAGATATAACATTTTTAGGTGCACATCCTGTACTTATTAATGGAAAATACTGTGGAGCGTTGAAGAAGAAGACTCTACAAGAAATGATACACTGGACTCGAAACCGGAATAAAACGATGAGAGAAGAATGTAAAATGGCAATGGAACTGGCTAGTATTTGGGGTGAGGAATATTATACATGGTTTTGCGACTCTGTTAATAAAGCCCTCTTTGAAGTGAATGTTGAAACTATTGATATGCCTGTTTGCAGTGAAATGCAACGTGTTGTATCTGGTAGAACAGCCGCTTCTGGAGAGGACTTTCCTTTTGGATTTTTCGCCCAGGGTCCGCCTGCAAACTCTTTAGCGAAACTGAATGAGCATAAGCTGGTGGATGGTGTCAGACTCAATAACCATCAAGCTGATTTTATGGCAAATAAAGCTGTGAATGAAACTTCGATGGGTGTTGATTTTGGCACGGAATCGAGAGTGTTTCGAGGACAATTTGATTGGACAACTGCTGATATTCCTGGAGTGCCGATCTTTACAACAGATCTGCCTTTTGGTTTATTGTCACTTGGTGAGCCTGACAATGTACAAAACATGGGTTTTGATCGCTTTGTTTTCTGGAAGGGAGATATTGAAATATCTTTCCAAATAAATGCAACACCTTTTCAACAAGGTTTGTTGGTGGCATATTTTGTTCCACTAGCAGCATATCCAGTTGAGTTAGCGAATATAACAACATGTTCACATGTTAAGATTCAACCTGATCAGAGTTCAACATACACTCTAACGATCCCATATCTTTACTTACGCTCGGTAATGAATACTATTGCCCGAGATACTGAATCATTAGGGACGCTTTATGTGACACCACTATCTGCACTTTCTGCAATAGACAACCATGAAGTGACGCTAACAGTTTATTCAGCTTTCCCAGGCTCTAAGTTTACAATACCGAGACCTTTGGACGCGGAACCAGGAAGGAATAAGTTCTATACCGTAACAGGTTTGGAATCTATTCCAGAAATGGTTTCTTTTGAAGGACCATTTGAGGCACAAGGAAATGTGTCGTCCACGAGTATAAGCAACTATTGGAATGCAGGAGGTGATATGCCTATTGAGGGAATATCAAACAATGCGGCTGCTGAAGCCCATCAAGACCTTTCTGCTGATGTAAAAATTCCAATGCCATTGGATAACCCTCCTTTGGCATCAGGTGCTTTACCCATGGTACAACATTTTTCTTCCATGGCTGCCTCACATGGTGTGAGACCTACCACCGATTTACAATTGAAGCCTGCTACCTTGGCTCGTCAGCAAATGGATATTTTTAACCCTGCCGAGACTAAGTTTGAGACATTATTAGCTCACCAGACGTTGTTGACAAAGTTTTCTGTGAGTAGAGATACCCCTGTTGGTACTGAACTTTACAAGATAACATTGAATACAAGAGCTGGTATTGCTGAAGGGAATAATATTCCTATCAACATTGCTATATTGAATCAATTTATGTTTTGGCGGTGTGATGTGGAATTGACGTTTGTTTCTGTACAAACTAAATTCCACTCTGTTCGCTTACAAGCCTTGATGGCATATGGAGCTCCCGGATTGGTACTTGGATCAAGAAATGTGAACTATTCTTCTAATATGAACTTTGCTCCGAACGATGAGTGTACTAATTACGTGCACACTGAAATAATTCCGTTCAATGCTCAAACTGAATTTCTAAGGACATATGAGGGTGAGTCCGTTACGGACCCAATCCAAAATTATGCACTTGGAACTTTCGGTGTTTATGTGCTGAATAGCTTGATTGCTCCAGATACTGTCTCAGGATCTGTTGAGATTTTGGTGTTCTTGAGATTCTTAAATCCAAAATTGGCCGTTCCTCGACCAAATTCACCGTTTACGTGGAATAATTATTTGGAGTATACGCCTTCTGCAACTTATGGTTGGAGAGGCCGTGAATTGCTTAATGACGCTTTTATTTATCGTGGTTTTACCAGGAATGTCCTTGGTTATCCAACCATTAATATGTCAGTTTTTGAGATATTATGGACTGGAATTGGGGCTCCTGATGGGGATTACACAGTAATTGGTAATCGGACATTTACGGGAACTTGGGTTGGTCCGACTGGACAGACTTCAACGTGGGAAGTAGTGGTTGATCAAATCACAATCTCCTCGGGAACTCTGACATTGAACCGATTTACCCCGAATTTGACCTTTACGCCAACAAATGCGTCTTGGGTAGATACCCCGGACTTTTATTTCATGATACCGGTGGTATTAATGGATTTTGAAGCTCAAGGACCGCCTGAAACTGATACGATCGAAGATGTGAATCCCAGTGGTACTGGTGAGAATACGGATCAGGCTGAGAAAACGATTATGACGATGGAAGAAACTCCAGTGCGATCCAATATACCATGTAAATGGGAGATTGGTGAAAAGTTTGAGTTTACTATATCTGATATTCATGAGATCGGACGACGTTATATACGAGTGATCCCAATTTCCAATGCATTATTGGACCAATTCGCTGTTTTGACTAGGACAACTTCAGATGGTATTGTTATGAACCATTTGAATATTCCTGTTCAACCTCAAAACATGTGGAGGGGCCTTTTTGCTTCTTGGGCTGGGAGTGTGAAATTTAGAATTTTCCGAAATGGTGAGGGTTTCCTTCCCCAGGTATTCTTTGTTCCATACTACAATCGAGATGTTGCAATTCCTGGTCTCCCTATTATAGACGCTATGTCTGGTTTTGATTTTGTTGCCTATTCCAATGCATATACTTCCAGTTCTTCGATAACTGGACCACTCGCTAGAGAAGTCCTTTATCCTATTTCTGAAACTAATTACATTGATGTTTCTGCACCTTTTCAGAGCCATTACAATTTCTGCTATAATTCGAAGACACAGGTTATTGCACCAATCAGTTCTGGTACACTCACGTTGTCGTATGGCAGTGCTGCTGTACCAACAATATTTACGTCGTTCGGCGATGATCTTAGATTGGGAATCTACAGACCGCCTGCTGTTACAACCTTCAACATGACTGTTTTCAGGAACGGGATTGGAGGATTCTCCAACCCAACTTGAATTGACGTGGTGCTCAGGTACGGAAGATTGAATTTTTGATTTATAAATTACATATTGGTGATGGGGTTTATTTGATACGGTTATGGTTTTCTTTACTTG